CGAGAAGGCGCGCGCAGGCCTGCTGAGACCGGACGCCGTGCTCGACGCCGGCATCATCCTGCAGCCTGATGACAGCACTTACGTGCACCACCTGTCGTTCCCCTGGGAGGGGCGAATTGTGAGCGCGTACGCCTTTGAGGTGGGTTTCCGCGCGGTGGTCGACTACGCGCTCACCGGCACGGTGCCGGCGGCCCCCAACATGGTGGAAGTCGACACTTTTGGCGCAGCGGACACCGGTGAGCTTACCCCGGTGGAAATTGACTTCGTGGTACTGAGGCCATAAGAATTTGACCACAGCACACAACGTGCTAAGCTGATCTGAAATATGGGAGTCTCTGTCTACACTGTTACCCGTCGAGAGACCGGCGATCAGTATGTGGGGATCTCTTCGAATCCACGAGAGAGGTGGCTCCGCCATTTGAGCTACGCCCGTCACGGGGCTACAGGTTATTTTCAGAGGGTACTCGCCAAGTACGGGCGCGACGCTTTTGATTGGGAAGTGGTGGCCGAGCTCCCTACTTCACAGGAAGCGAAGGTTGCAGAGCGTATTTTGATTGCGCTGTCAAAGCCGGAATATAATTTGACCGCAGGCGGAGATGGCACTTGGGGCTGTTCCAAGTCTCCTGAAACAAGGGCCAAGATGAGCGCCAGCATGCGCGGCGCTAAGACCCCCGAAGGTCTGGAGCGGATTCGCGCCGCAAATCGTGCAAGAGCTGGCATCCACCTCAGTAAAGAGCATAAGGCAAAACTGAGTGTGAGCATTAAGGCTGCGGGCAATCGTCCGCCCCAGGCAAGCACGGAAGAACTTCGAGCGCGGCAACTCGGCAAGAAAGCCAGTGCAGAAACTCGCGCCAAGATGAGCGCAGCTTCCAAAGGGAAGCCGAAGAGCGTGGCCGCACGCGCGAATATGAAGATCGCAGCCAGCAAGAGACAGGCGCTTCGCCGAGCCTCCTTGGTCTGCAAGGAGAATCTCTAAGTGGGCGTAAGTACACAGACTGTAACCGGTTCCATTATCCTTGGAACACGGGCAACCCAAGCGCAAGCGTTCGGCACGCCCGCGATCTTCGCGAAGACGCCCTACACCGGCGGGCGGCTGTATGAGCTCTCGTCCGAGGGCCTGGCGGCGATGGTGACGGACGGGTTCGCGGTCACGTCGCGCGCCTACCTGCTCGCGAGTAGCATGGCGGCGCAGAGCCCCCACACCGACACCGTTCTGGTGTACGGGCGAGCGGCGCTCACGACCAACGTGCTGAATTTGACCCCGCTGGTCACCACGATCGGCACCATCTATAGCTTCACGCTGACCTACAAGGGTGTCGCGAGTGACATCTCGTTCACGGTCGACACAGCCACGGTGGATGCGATCTGTGACTCCCTGCAGGCGCTCATTAACGCGAGCCCGGCAGGCGTCGCAGGTATCACGGCGGCGGGCGACAGCGGCACGGCCACCAAGCTCGTCCTCACAGGTGGCACCGCGGGCGAGCCGGTCCAGATCAGCAACTTCAGCTTGGCTCGCGTCAAGATCCTGGATGTCAGCACGGACGCCGGCATCGCCACGGATCTCGCGACGGCACTCTCCGATCCGAACGTGTCGTTCTACCGCTTCGTCATCGACAGCTACAGCGAGGCCGAGAACAACGCGGCCGCGGCGTGGGCCGAGGCCAATGGCAACATGTTCTTCGCGCACAGCGCGGACAGCACCAACGTCGTGGATTCGGGCGGCACGGGCGTGGGCCACGACTTCTTCGCGGCGCTCTACAACCGGTCCGTCGTCGTTCATAACAACGACATGCCGGGCAACTGCGCGGCATGCGCTGTGGGGCGCCAGAGCGCGCTAGACCCCGGCACCTCCGGTTACGCCTACAAGACGTTCGCAGGTCCCAGTGCAGACGCACTGACCGCCACGCAGCTCGCCAACGCGGCGGGCAAGAACGTGATGGTGTACGCGCTCGACAACGGGACGAGCCACACCTTCTATGGCAAGGCGGCCTCGGGCCGCGCGCTCCGCGTGCAGAACGCCATCGACCTGATCGACGCGCGCGTGCGCGAAGCGGTGCTCGGTGTGTTCCTCTCGAATGAGTACGTGCCGATGTCGGACGAAGGCTTTGCGCAGATGCAGAGCGCCGTTCTTGGCGTCCTCAACCGCTTCACGATCAAAGGCCGTGATGGCTTCATCGAGCCAGGCACCATCTCGGTGACGGTGCCCAAGGCCTCCTCGATCAGCGACGCGGACAAGGTCGCCGGCAAGCTCTCTTCACTCCGATTTGGGTGTGTGATCCCAAATGACATGCTTTCCGTGAAATATCAAGGGGTCGTCTCGTTCTGAGAGATCATGACAACGGCGGCTGTGTATCAAATCACTCGTCGGGAAACCGGTGAGCATTATGTTGGGATTTCAGAAAATCCTCGCAGACGTTGGACCGATCATAAAACTACAGCTCGTGGGGGTCGCGGATACCGACTTCATTTCGCCATGCGAAAGCATGGTATCGAGAAGTTTGATTTTTGTGTGGTCGCGGAACTTCCAACAGCAGATGAAGCAAAGATTGCTGAGCGCATTCTGATCGCTTTGGAAAAACCGGACTACAATTTGACCGCAGGCGGAGACGGTACTCACGGACTCAAACATAGCGAGCAACAGCGGGAAAAGAACGCTGCTGCGAAGCGCGGTAAACCTTTGACGGACGCACACAAGGAGGCCATTCGTGCCTCTGTGGTTGGGGTTCCGAAAAGTTTGGAAATGCGCACCAAACTAAGTGCGACACGTAGGCGCATGAAACATTCGCCAGAAACCAAGGCAAAGATGAGTGCAAGTCAAAAGAAAAGAGCGGCCGAGCTTAGGGCTCAGAGGGTCACCGCCGGCGGCGAAGGCGCACCAGGCTTGCAGCATACCCCCGAAGCTCGGGCCAATATGAGCAAAGCCCGAATCGGTAATAAGAACTCTCTTGGCTGCCGCCCGAGTGCAGAGACAAGAGCGAAGCTCAGCGCCGCAAAGAAGGGTGTTCCCAAAAGCCCTGAGCATCGTGCAGCGATTGGCGCTGCACACGTTGGTATGAAGCGCAGCCCGGAAGCTTGCGCACGAATGAGCGCGGCGCAGAAGGCGTCATTTGCTCGCAGAAAGCAGGGCTAATTCTATCTCACGCCTAGCAGTATATGAAAGTCGCGTCGTTTCGGTGATCTTCGCCGGCTTGTCCTTCAAGGACGGTCGTGCGGATCCGTTTTTCAAAATCCAGGCGCACGGCCCTGCGTACACGATCGAGGGCCCCGGTGCAGATGGGCTCATCACGCGCTGTGGCACCAATGACGACCTGTATACGATTTCTCTATCCTTCAAGGGTAGCTCGTCGGAGCACGCCAAGCTGAGCGCGATTCACATCGCCGACCGGTCACAGACCAACGGCGCCGGTGTCGCGCCGCTGATGTGCAAGGACGGCAACGGCAGCACGCTGATCGCAACCGACCGCGCGTGGATCGTCGGCCTTCCCGAGGAAGGCTTCGGAATCACCAAGCCGGACGTGACGTGGGAGCTGATGGCCGTGATCGATCCCGGTCAGTTCGTCCTCGGCGGAAATTGACCCCAGGGCGCGCGCAGCGCGCCCGCACCACACCAACAGGAGCAAGATGAGCAAGGTTCTCGATTTTCTCAAGCACAAGGTCACCACGCACAGCCTAGCGGTCGTGTTCGGAGCCGCAAGCGTGGCGTTCGCCAGCTACGCCTCTACGGGCCACGTCGACGCGCTCGGCGTGCTGCGCGCGCTCGGGGTGTCCCCGTGATCCGCGCCGCTATCGTGGCGGCCGCGCTGGCGCTCGGTTGCAGTGCCGCGCTACCTCCCCCGAGTCGCGCGCTTTGCTACGCCGAAGCTGATCAGGTCGCGCAGCGCCGCGTCGACGTTGAGTGCCGCATCGGCGACGCCGGCGTGGCGTTCATGTCGTGCCCCGCGCATGACGAGATCATGGATCAACTCGCGCAGGCCCAACGGGAGTGCAAGTGATGTCTCTTGCCGCAATTCTGGCTCTTGTCGAGACCTTCGAACCTGCTGTGCAGGCTGTCGTGGTCGACATCATCCAGGCTTTCCACAAGAAGGATTCTGCCAGCGCGCGCGTCGCGCTCGAGGCCGCGCTGCGGCTGCAGTTCGAAGCCCGGCAGGTGGCGGCCAAGCCGTGAGCAGCGAGCCGCAGGAGTTCGAGCTCGAGGGCGGCCCCGCCGGCGGCGGCACTCGTTTCCGGATCGAACGCCTCAAGGTGAAGGCGTCCCTGGCCGGCCTCAAGCTGGTGGGGCGCGTGCTCCTGCCCGCGCTCGCGGAGGCCCACGCGGCCCCCGCTGGGCAGGTGGGCGCCGCGGTCGAGAAGGCCGTGGAGGGCTTGGACTGCTTGCCGGAGCTGCTCGATCTGTTCTCAGCGCGCACCAAGTTCCAGCGGCCGGCGTCGGGCGAGATGTGGATCGCGCTCGGGCCCGCGCTCGAAGACGTGTTTGCAGGGCGCCCGGATCTGACCGTGCAATTCATCGTGAAGTGCGTGCAAGGCGAGTACGGGGGTTTTTTAGAAGGCAACGGCCCGCTCGCGCAGATGGTGGCGAAGGCGGCAGCGAAGGCCGTCTGAACATCTCTGAGGAGCTGGCCGACGATTGGCCCATCTGGAGAATCGTGTCGCACGAATCTACAAGAGGGCAGCAGTACCACAGTATCGTTGAGCACTGGACCCTGGACGACCTGCTCGACGCCAACGAAGTCCTAGACGCGATCGACGAAGCCCACCAACGACAGATGAAAGCAGCGCGTAAAGCTCGTGGCACTTCGTGAAATTCTCGTCGCGTTCGGCATCACTGTCGACCAGAAGCCGATCGAGGACGCTGAAAAGAAGGTCGGCGATCTCATCAGCACCCTGAAGAAGGCCGCGAAAGCGGCCGGGGTAGTCACGGTCGCGCTGGGCGCCAAGCGGCTGTTTGGCTTCATCGAGGACACCATCGAAGCCGCGAACATGGTCGACGTGTTCGCGAAGCGGCTGGACGTGTCCACGCAGCAGGTGCAGGAGTTCCAGGCCATTGCGGGCGTGACCGGCCTGCAGATGAATTTCTTTCAGCACGCCTTTCGCACGCTGAACTTCCAGGTCGCGCAGAGCAAGCCCGAGTTCCAGGAGCTGTCTCGCGCCGCCGGCGGCGTGAAGTTCAACTTCAAGGACACCGGCGAGCTCTTCTGGCAGGTCGGTGAGGCGCTCAACAGCGTCTCGGACAAGACGCGCCGCGCGTACTTGGCGCAGACACTATTGGGGCGCAGCGCGCAGCAGCTGATGCCCATCTTCTCCGGCAGCAAGGAAGAGATCGAGGCTTTCCGCAAGAAGATCCAAGAAGTCTCCGAGGTCTTCTCGGCCAAGTTCATCGCGAAGGCAAAGGCCACCTGGTTCGAGACCAACATCATGGGTCTCATGTGGAAGAAGGTAGCGGGCCTTCTGACTGAGGAGTTGCTTCCCGCGTTCAACGCGGTGATCGCGTTGCTGGAATCGCTCGCGAAATGGACGCAGGGCTGGATCAAGGACGGCTCGGCCATGAACGCCACGATCGCCGCGCTCATCGTGGGCTCACTGGCGCTCGCTGCGGCATTTGGGACGTTCGTGCTCGAGGTCATTGCGGCGGCGGCGCCGTTCGCGCTGCTCTTCCTGCTGGTCGATGATTTCGTCACATTTCTGCGGGGCGGAGACAGCGTCATCGGCGATTGGCTGGATGCTGCGTTCGGTCCGGGCGCGCAGGATAAGAGCCGTGCGGGGATCCAGGACATCTGGAACAAGGTCAAGGAGTTCTGGAATTGGTTCTCCGCCACGTCGTGGGGCGACATCTGGAAGGCCTTCTACGACGCCACGGTGGAATGGGGCGGCAAGGCCGTTGACTGGCTCAAGACCCAGCTCGCCACGCTGGGCTTGTATCTGGCAGAGCAGCTACGATCCGCACTGGGCGACACGGCTGCCGATTTTATTGGCATCAAGAAGCCGATCGCCAGCGGCTCGGCAGAAGCGGCAGCGGGTGCCGCCCAGGCGCCGGGCTTCAGTAGCGCAGATGCGGTTGCCTGTTCTTCACAGGTCGAGACGCAAGCGCTGAACTCGGTCCTCGATGGCTTGAGCGCATTTGCTGACAAGATCAGTAACGCGCTGCTGTCGGGCGTCAAGCCCGAGGGCGCGGATCAACCCAGCGCACCACCGACGGACTGGTCGGCAAAGATGTCTT